AATGCTGCTCCTAAAATCAAATAAAATTTTTGTTCCATAGATACACTAGAAAAATTAGTAAATAATTTACCTAATGGATGATTACCAAACACAACTCTCAAAATATCCATATATTCGCCCCAACATAATTTTATACCTTTCGCCTTTATTACGAAAAATGGTATTATTAATATTATAAATGGAGATATTAAAGAAATTACAGGAGCAGACATATCATACATGCACATTAATTGAAGAAACTTATCATCTTTGTTCAAAAATTCCCACATTGGCCAATCAAGATATCTATATTTTTCTTTAAATCCATTATCTCCCTTTATTTCATCCCATATTTTCATTATATTTTCAAAGTCAGGAGAGAAAATTTCTCCATCTATTTTCTTATAAGTTTTTAATAATTCCTGATGTTCTTTTAAATATTTTATATCAGTTGTGTAATGAGTTGAGAATTGTTCTAATATTTTCTTACCAATTTTGGTTGTAGGTTGAAATGCATATTCTAACATAGATTTACTAGTTTCATCAATAGGTTTAATTAATTCTAAATCATCTATAATTTCCTTCTTTAATTCCATTTTATCATCATTGTAATAAATAGGTAATTTAAATTTTTCATTTATTGACTCTAATTTTGATATGATATTTGTTTTTTCTTTGGATTCTTCCTGAGTAAACATTATATCAAAATTAGAAATATATTATATTATTATTACGAATCATTGACTCCAAATAAGTAAGTCTAATAATTATTATTACTTAATTAATGTCTCCAATGCTGCAGGCATTTCATTTATTTGTGTTGAATAATATTGTTCAATTTCTCTCAACTTGGGCATATCCCTTCTAGTTACCAAATTTATTCCAACTCCTTTACGACCCCAACGACCACTACGACCAATTCTATGCAAATAATTATGAACACATTTTGGTACATCAAAATTTATGACAACACTTACTTGTTGAATATCAATTCCACGTGATGTGACATTGGAAGAAATTAATACACGAAACCGACCTACCTTGAAATCATTAAATGCTTGATCTCGTTCACTCTTCTCCATATTGCTATGAATCCTGCAAACTGGAAATCCATCTTCAGTCATTGCATCGTATAAATCTGCTACGCGTTTAACACTATTACAATAAATAATACATTGGCTGACTGAAATTATAGAATATAAATCCTTTAATGTATCATATTTTTGTAAATCATCTTCTACTGCAACATAATATTGACTAATTCCTTCTAAAGTTAATTGTTCTACTTTTACATGAATTTTTACAGGATTACGCATAAATTTGCCAGTAATAGAATCAATATAATCTGGCAATGTTGCACTAAATAATGCAACTTGTATATCATTTCTTAAATTTTGCAAAATATTATAAATTTGTTCTTTAAAACCGATTGATAACATTTCATCGGCTTCATCTAATACAACTAATCTTATATTTTTACAAATAATATGATTCCGTCTCATCATATCAAATACCCGACCTGGGCAACCAGTAATAACATGTGGTGGAGTATTTTTTAGAATACGAGCATCCTCGTCAATGGAAGAACCACCAACTAATGTTTGAACTCTTAATCCAGTTATTACTGAACCTAATAATCTAGCTACTGATGCAGTTTGAATACTCAACTCTCTAGTTGGCGAGAGAATAAGAATTTGAGTAGTATTATCATCTACTTTTACATGTGATAGTGCGCCAATGGTAAAAGTTGCAGTTTTACCAGTGCCTGATTGCGCCTGAGCAATTATATCCTTTCCATCTATTAAGGGTTTAATTGCCTTTCTTTGAATTGGGCTAGGTTTTTCAAAACCCATTGCATAAATTCCTCTTAATAGTTCTGAACTAATATCTAAATTATCCCAGGCATTAATTTCTTCTAAAGAGTTATTATTTGTTTCCTCTTCTTGTATTACAGGGTTGGTTTTAGGCTCTCTTTCAACAGACATATTATATTATAATTATAATAATTTATATTTAAGCATATTTACGTTATAAATATTATAATAAGAATATGTAAAAAAATTGATATAAATATATTTTAAATTATTATAATTATAAATCTAGACAATGACACAAGTAACTCAACGAAATTATTTATTAGAAGATTTTGCGAATATTACTTTTGGTGGATTTGATATTGAGTTACCTGAAAATACTCTTGAAATTATTTCTCAATTATCACTTCAAGTTGGTTCTCCAACTTATATTAAAACACCAATATTTGCAAAGAAGGATAAATCTTTGTCAGTTGGAGGAGGTGATTTATTTAAAAAGAAGAAAAATCGTAAAACTGGTGGAGCTGTAGAAATTGTGAATGATGAAGATTGGGAATCTATTCGTAGTTTTCATACTACTAAAATTGAACAAAAGGTAGGAATTGATGCACAGATAGATTTAATTCGGTCAGCACTTAACAAGATGATAGATAGTAATTATGATGAAAAATATAATTACATTATTGAAATTTTAGATAATATAATGCAAGATTCGTCACAAAGTGATATATTGAAGGTTTGTAGACAAATATTTGATATTGCATCTAATAATCGTTTTTATTCAAAATTATATGCAGATTTGCTAGCTAGTTTGATTAATAAATATGATATTATGCGTTCAGTATTTGAAACTAATTTGGGTACATTTTTAGAGTTATTTAATAATATTGAGTCAGCAAATGCTGATGAAGATTATGATAAATTTTGCAAGGTAAATCTTAATAATGAAAATAGACGAGCATTAAGTGCATTCTTTGTTAATCTTACTTCTAAGAAAATTATTAGCGAGGAGAAATTATTAGAATTATTTAAGCAGTTAATTTTGCAAGTTTATGAATTAATTAGAGTAGATAATAAGAAATGCGAGGTAGATGAGATTGTTGAGAATTTGAGCATTCTTTATAATAAAGAGCTTGTTGAAGATTGTGAAGATGAAATTGATAGTAAAAGTTTGAGTGAAATTATTAAAGAATTATCGGAATGCAAGGCAAAGAGTTGGCCAAGTTTATCTAATAAGGCTATCTTTAAATTCATGGATATTCTTGAGGTTAAATAATATTTAATAGAATAAATTTAAACATATCTTTGTATTGATATATAATATGATGTTTGGTAATAACAATAATAATGGAAATAAATCTGGATTTCAGAATTCTTCTAATACAACTGAAAATATAACATCTAAGTTGGATAGTTCAAATGGGTCTGGAAAAAATGAATATAATATTAATATTGATCTTGCTAGTTTTTTAGAGGAATTTGAAAAGATAGCAAATATAAAAGCTCAATATCAAGAGGAGAAGAAAGAGAGTAAATATGTTATGACAGAAGAAGAGTTATATTCTGAAATTGCCAATTATGATATGAATTATAGTGTTAGAGAGTTAGCTGTAATATGTGAATATTATGGGTTTGATACATTTGAAAATCTGAATAATATGGAAAAATTAGAATTAGTTGAAAGGATTATGATTTTTGAAAATAAAAGAGAAAATATGATTGAAGTTTATAGGAGGAAACAAAATTGGAGTTATTTGGAAGATTTAAAGGCGGATTCATATTTCAAGAAATTTATAATTGATTTTTGAAATTTTGAATTTTTCTTTCATGTAAATATAATTTATATGAATTATAATATAAAATATATGCATAATTTATATTATGGTGTTATCCAAAATTAATAAGAGTGTTAGTTATATTGAAACAAAAAAAGTTGATTCCAATGATTTGAGTAAAGAAGCTGATTTGTATGAAATTGAAGCAAACGGTGTCAATATTATTGTTGCAGTTGGTAATGCTAAGAAGGATTTTGAGGATAAAAATATTACTTTTTTTCCAATTTATTTAGTGAAATCAAATAATAAAGTTATGCAAATTGGTTTGTATGAGGTGAAATCTTCTGATTTAACAAATTATATTGATGATGAAGGTAATCTAGAAGTTGAAAAAATAAACGACCCGCTTATTTATGTATTTGTTACTAAGAAAATGTTAGAAAACTTAAGGCTTGTTCCCGAGTCTGAATTAGAAGCGCAGGCTATTGCATTAAGAAAAAAGGAAGAAGAGGATGAAGAAGAAGCAGAAGCAGAAGAAGCAGAAGCTATTGTACAAGAAGTAATTGAAACAAAAATACCAGAAGTTAGAAAGGATATTTTTAATATTCTTAAAGGTGTTCCTATTCCTGCAATGTTACAAGAGGAAACAAAACAAGCAGCTTTAAAAGTTAAATCTTCTTATAAAGGGACAAAAGAAAGTAATTGGATACAAAAATATATGGAAAATCCAAATTATTATATTCTTGATAATGAAGGTGGAGGTGATTGTTTTTTTGCTACAATTCGTGATGCTTTCTCTCAAATTGCACAACAAACAAGTGTTGATAAATTGCGTAAAAAACTAGCAAATGAAGTAACGCTTGAAATATTTGCAGGATATAAAGAACTATATGAAAATGCGAAAAGGTCTTTGTTAAAAGATACTGAAACTATAAAACAATTAGAGGCCGAATATGCAAAATATAAGAAAATGTATGAGGAAACTTTGGATCGCAACGAGAAAAAAAAATATGTAGAAATATCCAAGAAGATTAAAGCTGATAGAGAAAATGTTATTAATGAAAAAAGAATTACTTATCAAATTTCGGAGGAATTTAGGTTTATGAAAGGTATAGATACTATTGAGCAATTTAAAAATAAGATTAAAACATGTGAATTTTGGGCGGAGACTTGGGCAATTTCTACTCTTGAACGTGTTCTAAATATTAAATTTATATTGATTTCTTATGAAGCTTATGAAAATGGTGACTTGATGAATGTTTTAAATTGTGGGCAAGCAAACGATGCAATTATTCAAAGTGCAGGGCAGTTTACACCCGAATATTATATTATTGTTGAGTATAATGGATACCATTATAAGTTGATTGGTTATAAAAAGAAGCAAATATTTAAATTCAGAGAATTGCCGTATGATATCAAGAAAATGATTGTAGATAAATGCATGGAGAAGAACTCTGGATTATTCTCTCTTATTCCAGATTTTATAAGATTCAAAGATGAGTTAACAGCAGGAATACAAGAGATTCCGCAATTTGATGAATTATCTGATGCTAAAATTCGTGGATTATATGATGAAGATGTTGTTCTTATTTATTATGATAAATCTGATGCTAAAAAACTTCCAGGTAAAGGATCAGGAGAGAAAATACCTGTTGATATGGTAAAAGATTTTTCTCAATTAGCAGCGATTCCAAATTGGCGCCGAAAATTAGATAATATGTGGATTCAGCCCTTTGTTATTGATGGTCATATTTGGAATAGTGTAGAGCATTATTATCAAGCAGCAAAATTCAAAGGTACCCCTGAATTTTACTTATCATTTGCTCAAGAATCTGGTACAGATTTAAGTAAAAATCCTGAATTGGCAAAAGCAGCTTCAACTACAAATGGAAAATATAAAGGTGAATTAATCAGACCGAAAGGAGTGAATAAGGATGCAGATTACAAGAAGTATAAGGATAAAAATATGACTGATGCATTATATGCGAAATTTAATCAAAATGAGGATTTAAAAGAGTTGTTAAGATATACCAAAAAAGCAAAATTAATGCATTATAAGAAAGGAAAAGAACCAGAATTAGCAGAATCACTTATTATTGTACGCGATAAATTGAAGAATGCATAAAATCTTATCTAATTTTTAATAATCTGCGCCAATTATTCATTTGTTTTATTGAATTTGAATGTAATTTATATGCCTCTTTTTTTGAATAATCATGAATAAAAAGTTCATCATTACAATATTGTAACATACGTTTTGTAAATAATTTACAAGAATTATCAAAAGCATCTTTCATAGTACAATTATTATTTTCCATATCATAAATAATTGCCCGATTAAAATCATATGAAGATAATAGATCTGCTTCTCTTACAATATGATAAGCCTTTTGATATTTGCCCATTTGCGGATATCCATAATTTTTAACTTTAGAATAAGACATTGTGGTTATGATATTATGAGTTACTGCAATTTCGTTCAAGGTCATATCTGTTTCTTCTTTCAAGAAATTTACTATATTTTGAGCTCCATGGGTTTCATTAATATATTTATGGTCGCACATATCATGTATAACTGCTGATGCTATTATTATTTTTTGGTCATGAATGAGAATCGGTGTTTTTAGTAGTTCATCTTCATAAATTTTGTTAGCATAATCTAATACATTCAAGCTATGAGATAGTCCATGAGACTCATCAATATTTAGTTCTTTTGTTTTTAATAAAACATAATGGAATAATTGAGATACAAACAACTTCATTATTGTTATTGTTATTGTTCTTTTAATTATTTTTAAAATAATATATTTTTGGATGATGGTTTTTCTTTAAGTAGCTTTTTATCATTAGTTGATTGTATTTTTTTTAATGCATATTGTCCACAAGGACCGCAATGATCTTCATTTGATAAATCTATTTTGTTGTTCATTGTTTTATTACAATTTTCTATTCTCCATCTGCCAAGAGGTTTTGGTAGTTCTTTTGGAATAAATTTTTTAATTGTAGTTATTATATATTTCATAATAGATAATAACAATTATTGTTTTTAAATTATTTTACAAGGATAATTAGGTGTTGCATTCTTTAAGTACCTTTTAAAATAATATATGTGGGCAGTTTTCTTTAAGTACCTTTTAAAATAATATATATGTGGGCAGTTTTCTTTAAGTACCTTTTAAAATAATATATATGTGGGCCGTTTTCTTTAAGTACCTTTTAAAATAATATATATTAAAGTTTTTGTATTTTCAAAAGTCGAAGTCCCCTTTTCAAAAATGGACAAAAATAAATGTCCATTTTTCAAAACCCATTGCCGACTTTTATAAAAAATTACAGAAATTCTAATTGTGAGCATTATGCTCTAAAAACCAGTTTTTCATTAAAAAAAGTGTGAGCATATTATTTTTTAACTTATCTTGTGCAAACTACATAGATATATAATGTTGGAACTATTTAGGAAACTATGGAATTCGTTTTTTCGTCAAAATTCGTCAAAAAATATGTGTGTGAATGTTGTGACCATTCATGGGATAGAAAATATGATTATAGTAAACACTTATTAACCGATAAACATAAAAATGCCCAAAATGGAAACGAAAACGACGAAAATGGAAACCCAAAATTCGTCATTTCGTTCGCATGCAAATGCAGCAAAAGTTATAATACTAAATCCGGACTTTGGAAACATCAGAAGAAATGTAATGAGGTCAATAAAAATCTTGAATATAAAGATAAAAATGATATAATATCTGAAAAAGATATAATATTGGATAAGAATTTAATCATTGAAATACTTAAACAAAATCAGGAATTACAAAAGCAAATATTTGAAATTATAAAAGATGGAAAAACTATTATAAACAATACAATCAATAACAATAATCAAAGCTTCAATATGAATCTTTTTTTAAATGAACAATGCAAAGATGCTCTCAATATTGGTGAATTTGTTAATACACTTCCATTAACTTTAGAAGACTTGGAAAATACTGGAAGAGTTGGTTATGTAAAAGGAATTACCGATATTGTTATTAGAGGTTTGAAAAGCATGGATGTTCATAAGCGTCCCATTCATTGTAGTGATTTGAAGAGAGAAATCATTTACGTAAAAGATAATGATGTTTGGCAAAAAGATGAAGATAATGTTAAGGTTAAGAAGGCTATTCAAAATATTGGAACACGTAACTTTATGCAAGTAAAAGAATGGGTAGAAAAGAATCCAGAAGCAAAGGATATAAATACAAAAAAACACGACCAATATGTAGAAATTCGTATAAAATGTACAGGAGGTTCAGATAAAGAAGAAGACAATAAAATGCAGAATAAAATACTTAGTAGCATTGCAAAAGTAGTTCATATTGATAAACAAAGTATATAAAATAAGTTAAAATAAAAAAAATATAATATTTAGTAAATTAATGAGATTGTATAGTGCTATTATTGTTGAACCTAGACGTCATAATGCATTATGTTTTGTTCTTGAAAATTTTTTAAAAAATTTATCAGATGATTGGTTAATCATTATTATGCATGGTACACAAAATAATGATTTTATTGATACTATTATAAATAATCAACTGCAACAATATAGCAATCGTATTGCAAAAATTAATTTATTTGTAGAAAATCTTACAATAAGACAATATAACGAGTTATTAACATCAGAATATTTATATAATTTAATACCAACTGAGACCTTTTTGATATTTCAAACCGATACAATGATTAATGAAAAAAATAAAGAGTTAATAAATAACTTTTTGGATTATGATTATGTTGGTGCACCTTGGAAAAGACATTTATGTGGAGTCGGAAATGGAGGGCTTTCATTGAGAAAAAAAACCGCATGTTTAGACTGCATTAAAAATCATAAATGGAATGGTGAAAATGAAGATATGTTCTTTTCTTCTTTTATTAAAAATAAACCTGATGTTGAAACAGCAAAATTATTTTCAGTTGAAACTTATTATTCACAGGTAACATTTGGAATTCATGCACCATGGCATCATTTAATTATATGGGAATTAAGAGCATTAATTAATGAAATTAACGGTTTAAATGAATTAATTAAATTGAATACGGGATATTATATTAGCCTTGAATAAATGACATCTTACTTTCTTTAAGTCCTTCTTATAAATAATATATTATTTCATCATAATTAATTTCTGACAAAATTCATCCCCAGTTGGACAACTACAACATAGATTTACAATAGCAGCTGGTGAGATTTTATATTCCTTTACTTTTTTCAGAAGTTTTTGACATATTTTTCCTGAATAATAATGAGTATAAATTTCTTCAATCGTTTTACAACTTGCATTACCTAGTTTAAAAGCAATATCAATGCGACCTGGTCTCACTAATGCAGGATCTAATTTTTCATAATGATTTGAAGTTATAATTAATATTCGCCCTGAAGTTTCATTGATTCCATCCCATAAGTTCAATATGTCGTCTAATGTAATAGGATCATCATTTGTAATAATACTTGAAATATTCTTATTTATAACATCAGGAGATTCATTCACTTCAACAATAGAATGTAATATTTCACTAATATTTATATTCCCATTTGATTTATTATTTGAAATATTCATATTTTGTTTATTTTGTTTATTTTGTTTCATGTTACGGTCTAAAATAATATCACCAATACAATCAATATCTTCAATTACTATTATTTTCTTTTCAAAATCTATTGTTCCATATTCATTATTTCTGTTATATGTTGATTCAAAAAAGAAATCAATCAGCTGTTTTCTTGTCTTTATAATTTTCATAGATATAATAATAATATGACGCTTCGTATAATTTGTAATTGCTTTTATGAGAGATGTTTTGCCTGTTCCTGGAGGACCATGTAATGCAATTCCTAGTGTGTATGGTCTACCTTTCTCATAATACCATTTTTTATTTTTCAAAAAAAAATCTAGATTTTTCTGTATATATTCTTTACCATCAAAAAATATATTTGAAAAATTTTTTACACTCTCAAATCTTGTTTCACTCCAACATTCAAGTGAACTATCTTCATACTTAGTTTTATTCAAAGTATAAATAAAAATCATATTTTTACGACTATTCTTTATTTTTGTTAAATATTTATCAGTGATATTTTCTACAAATTCTGTTAGTTCTTTTATACTTAATTTATAAGAATAAAGTGTTATTTTTATTTTATCTGTTTTTGAATCCGTTTTGGTTTCTTTATTATTACTTTCTATTTCAATCATTTCAGTAATTGCATAAATGTTTTTAGTTATTATAAATTCATGCGTTTGGGATACTATATATATATCTGATTTTGACTTGTTATCATTACAATATTGTTCTTTTATAGCATATATGCTTGGGTTATTATTAAGCCCTTCCATAATATAATACCAAATAGCTTTAAATCTATCGCTAAAAATGGAGGATACAAATGGTGCAAAGTTGTAACAACTAACTATATGACTTTTTTGTCCTTCCAATTCAATAGATACTCTTTTGTAGAAGAGAGAAATATACCATTCTTGATTTAAAATTTTTTTTAGAAAAATAGAAAGAAAATTATAATAATTATATTTTATAAAATAACTGAATATACTTATTGCAAACGTGGTCAATATTGTATCTATTATTGGATTGCCAGTTTTGATTGTTCCAAATAACTTCATTTTTATGCTATCTATAAATGCATTAAAAAAATTTTGATTATTTATGATTTCATGCATGAAAAATAATATAACATAATTTCTAAATTATTATGTTATATTATATTAAGTAAATGCCATTACAAACAAAAAAAAAACGTTGTATTTCAGGATGCAAATTTCTTGAAAGAGACATCTGTACAAGAAGTACTAGATGTAAATATGTAGATGGCAAAACACGTAAATATTGCAGATTGTCTTCTAGTTATAAAATGAATGCCTCTAATTGTAAAGTAGTTAAACGAATTAAAAAAGCTGAAGCTAATAAAAAAATAGGACATTATTTTATGAAAATTATAAATGATTCTAATCAAAAAAAATCAGAATATTTAAAAGCTATTTGTTCAGATTCAGGAATTTGTATTGCATTCGGTACAAATAAAGATAAAATAACTAAATTTTTTGGTAATTTTAATAATTTTGAATATGTTGATCCTCCTATCAAGAGACTCGGAAAACCATCTAATAATGGATTTGTTAAAGAAATTAAATATAAGAGATATGATTATATTGCATATGCTGCATTAAAATCTTCTGCCTCTGCTTCTTCAGATAATTTAGCTTATGAATATTTAGTTGGACAGTTTATTAATCAACAATGTAGATTTTTTCCTTGTTTTCTAGAAACTTATGGACTATTTTATTATAAAAATTCTGTTAGTTGGAAAGATATGAAGGATAGTGTAACAATAACAACAAATACACTTAAAAATTCATTAGTAAAAGGTGACCCAACTGATTATTCAAAAATGTGTAAAAAATCTAGAGATGCTGCTATTTTAATACAACATTTGAAAGATGTAACTACTATTGATGATTTATTTGAAAATCCATCTAGAGCCTCTATCAATTTTGTTTGTTATGATTTATTATATATATTGTATCAAGTATATATGCCGTTAGCTTTCTTAAAAAATAATTTTACACATTATGATTTACATAAAGGTAATGTTCTTATTTATGAACCAATAAAAGGTAAATATATTCAGTATCATTATCATATTGGTAATGGAGAAACAGTTATTTTTAAATCACCTTATATTGCAAAAATTATAGACTATGGACGTTCATATTTCAAATACAAAGGAAATACTGGAAATTTAAATTCAGTTGATATTTATAAGAAGCTTTGTGCTGAACCTGATTGTGATTCTTGTGGAAAAGATTATGGATTTGAATGGATGGAAGGACCGCTTTCTAACGAGAATTATTTTATTAGTTCACAAATTCCAAATATAAGCCACGATTTGCGTTTATTAAATGAATTGAAAAAGCCTATTTCAACAATCAATAAACATGTTTCAAAAACGTCATATATTAATCCAGTAGGAATAAATGCTTTGCAAAATTTAATACAGAATGTAAAATATGGAATGGGAATCAAAGGCTCTGACAAAGATTATGGAACAAATATAAATAAAAAGAATGGGTTTCCTGGAAGTATTAATAATGTTGTAGATGCCGAACGCAGTTTGAGAGAAATTATACTTGAAAACGAGAATATATATAATTTAAATGAGTCCATTTATACACCAGATAATAAAATAGGTGATGTTCATGTTTATGTAGACGAATCGCCAATGCGTTTTGAACCTGTATAATCAGCATGACATAAAGTAAATGCAAATAATAATTATTTCTTTAAGTTCTTTTATAAAGATATTATTTTTGTTATTTTTATTTCTTTAAGTTCTTTTATAAAGATATTATTTTTGTTATTTTTATTTCTTTAAGTTCTTTTATAAAGATATTATTCAATTAAATGCTTTTTCTCTCTTTACATCTTTTTACAAAGTCTTCTTTTTAGAAAAGAAACTGTATGTAACTTTACAGCTGCTTGTTCATATGATTCTTGATTTTCATTTTTAACAGCTTCATTCATTTGAATAATCATTTTTTGTTTAAATTCTTCTCCTAAATTACTGTTATACAATCTTGCAATCAGATTATTTGGATGTAACGTTTCACAAATAATATTATTTACACTCATTGTATCATAATCTTCCATTAATACATTGTAAAGAGGTTCTCCATCATATTTTACTTTGTAAATATTTGCAGTTAAATTTAACATTGATTTTTTATTTGTAATAATATTAAGAAATTCTTCCGCTGGTGTCAGTTTATTATTGAATAAAATTTTATGGTCTTTACTCATTAGTGTTCTCTCAGAAGGAACATTGTGTTTTAGTGAATTCTTTTCAAAACAAATCAAATATTCATCAGTACTTACTGTTTTTGTAATAGCCACAATTTTTTTATAATTAATTGTATGCTTCAAAAGATTTATTTTTTGTATTGGTATTATTCCTCTGTCTGTTTTTATTGGAGTATCTGCAGGAAAACAAATATGAGATATTGGTTCTGGTATATATAAAAGAGTTAAATCAAAATTACTGAAATTATAACCATAATAAATTGGATCACCCACTACTAATGAACTAAACATAGTTACATTATATGATTCATTATGTGGTTGTGTCAAATAATAATTTGTAAAAGTTATTTTACCATTTGATTGATTAATACCTATAGATGAATTTGCTGGACCGTTTGCAGTCAATAAATAGTATTTATATCCACCTGTGAATGAACCTGGACCAGTAGTAAATGAAGAACCATACTCTGCAGGAATAGATACAGCATTTGGGTTATAAGTTTGTACAGTATTGAAACTAGAGAGAAGATATGGTGTATTTCTCCCAACAGATGCCCACATAGAACCTATTGTGAGCGGAACAATTGGTGTACCAATTAGAACATTATTTGCATCTGAATCATTCCAATTACCATTTGGAGTATAACAATTTGTTGAATTTAAAATTTCTCCATATAAACAATAACAATTTGTTATATTTATATCAAAATCATCTGGATAATTTACTGCAATTCCTGTTGCAGTTGTTGATGTTGCGGTTGTTGATATAGAATAACAATTTGTTATAATTAAATTTGTTGACTTATATCCTGCAATACCACAACTTAAATTTAATATGTCACCAATCGCATAACAATCTTGTATTGATCCTGAAGATTTGCTTCCTACAATTCCACCTGATTTATTGTTTATTAGTAAATTATAAATAGAACCACAATTTATTATTGTTCCATTAAAAAGTTGCCATCCTAACCATCCAGAACCATATGTTGTTAAAGAATAACCAAATGCATTTATTATCAAATTTTGAATAATAATGTTATTTTGTGAATTAGAATTTATCAGACCCAACCAATTATCAACAACATTTATATTAATTGTATTAATTTGTCCATCAAAAGTTATATTTCCCGAATCACACACAAAATAATTATCAATACTTGTATAAGTAATTGGTCCTGAAAAACTTACTATTAGACTTTCAGCAGATGGATTATTATTAATTATTGATATTGGGAATGGTGGTAATGTTTGCGGAGTTCCTCCATCAACAGTATATGTAGTACTTGTTATAACAATGCTATTATTTGCTGAAATAGGTGACAGAATAGGTTGAGTAATTAAATCAAAATTGTCTATTGTATATCCAAAATAAGAATTTCCACTACCTTGATAAGTAACTACAAGTGAATTATAATCAGTTGTGTTTGAATATTCTAAATTAGTATAACTTAATATTCCAGTAGTTGCATTTATTGATACATTTGTTGGAGCTGCATTGTTGACTCCTATTAAAGAAAAATTGTAACCAGAAGAATATATTGGGTTTACATAATTTGATGGGAGAGTATAATCTGGACCTTGGGTTGATTTTATTATTTGCTCAATTGGATTATAAATTTGTTGAATATTAAATGATGATAAAAGATATGGTTGTGTAGTGCTACTTGGATTTGGAGTTGTCCATACAGAACCTTGTATGTAACCATTATATTGAGGAATGCCAATTAACGCAAAATTTGCATCTGAATTAGACCATCCACCGTTAATAGAAGCATTATAACAATTTCTTGGGATAATAGATATTGGTCCAGTTAGTTGACCACTTAAACAATAACAATTACTAATAGATAAATTAGAAGAAGTAGAATTAGAACAAATTGCACCAGAATTTCCTAAATCATTTCCTGTTGATGTATTATAACAATTTGAAATAATCGCGTTTGCATTGAATCCACAAATTCCACCTTGACTATTAACAGTGATTATTTGACTAGTACTATAACAATTATTAATCTGTAACATTGTTGCTCCTGAACCACCATTACCAGCATTTCGTCCACAAATTAATCCAGCATTACTTGTTCCACTACTAAAACCAATAGTACTAAAACAATTTTGTATAATATTGTTTCTTGCATTGTTTGCGAAAAATTCTTGCGCTATACTACCTTGAGCATTTGGAATGCTTCCTATAGTTCCACCAGAACCACTAGTAGTAATCCCAATATTTTGAACTTTTATATTATTTTCTCCATTTGTAGTTGAAGTACCATTTTGTATTAAACCTGGATAGCTCTGTACATTTATATTAATTTGATTACCTTTACCATTAAAAGTAATATTAGGAGTGCCTGGAATAAAAAAATTATTTATATTTGTATAAGTAATACCAGAAGTAAATTTTACATTCAGATTTCCAGATTGACCATTATTTTGATTTATTGCAATAGGAAATGCACCTAATAATTGAGGAGGACCTCCATCAACAGTATATGTAGTATTTGAAATAACAATATCATTATTTGCATAAATCTGTGAATTAGATGTTGGAGTAACTATTAATGAAAAAGTTCCAAAATTATAATTACGAAAAGCAGGACTACTACCTAATGCAGTAAAAACAATTGTATTTAATGTTGGTGAAGGATTTACATAATTTAGATTTTGAAAAGTGATTGCTCCAGTATTTCCATTTATTGTTGTACTAGATGCTGCTGGATCCGAATTATTTACATTTTGTAATCTATATGTAAAAGGAGAATTAAATAACCCATTTGATGAAGTATAACTACTTCCTTGTGTAGAAGAAACAGCAACAGTATTTGGATTATAAGTTTGAAGAGTATTAAATAATGATAAAAGATATGGGGTATTTGTTCCAACAGATGTCCATGTTGTACCAGGTGAAAATGTATTTGCAGGACAACCAGTCAATTCTGCATTTGCACTAGCATCATTCCATGTGCCATTGGCTGCATAACAATTTGTAAAACTTGTCTGACTATTTGTAGGAGCAATTCCAGCTGAACCTGAACTTATAGTTCCGAATGAATAACAATTTCTAATAGTTGTGCCAGAATTAACAGATACATTAGCGTATATTCCTGCCGAATTTGAACCAATTGTACCCAAACTATAACAATTTGATATAGTTGCTCCTGCATCACCACCAATAATACCACCACAATTGTTTCCTATTGTACCAGTAGTATAACAATTATTTATAGTAACAGAACGTAAACCTTGACCAGCAATTCCCCCTGGGCGTCCACTACCGCTAGCAAGTGAGATATTGCATGTAACATAACAATTATTTATTGTTGCATTTCTACAAGATACTCCCAATATATATCCTGCTCCGCTGGCTAAACTAGAAGATGTACCAGTAATTCCAATATTTTGAATGATTATATTAGTTAGTGTAGTACTTTGTATTAAACCTCCATAGCTTATGTTAACAGAAATCTCATTGTATTGACCATCAAAAGTAATATTGTTGCTCATTGGTTGCAAAAAAAATGCTGAATTTGATATTGTAATTCCAGATTGGAAAGATACAACTAATGTCTGAGAACCTGAATTAGTAATTTGACAAGCTGTTGTGTAATTAAAACTAATAGCAGAACCACCATCAATAGTATATGAAGATGGTCCAAATACTACACTTGTATTTGCACTAATTGAAGTAGTCATAATATAATTAAATAATATTATTTTCTTAATATTATTTTGTTAATATTATTTTCTTAATATAAAATTAAAAATAATTCTAATAACAATTAGAACCAATATAATTAGCTTTAGCAGTGACACCATTAGGACAACAACCATATTGAGTACCTGCACAACCACCAACAATATGTGGTTTCTTTACTATAACACTAGAAGTAGTAGTGGTTTGCACAGGTTGTTTATTAACAACAATTACATGACCAGCAATTGTTAAAATAAAAAAAAGAACAAGAAGAATAATTATAATTTCTTCAGCTTTCATATATTATACTTAAATAAAATAGTTATATATTTGTAATAATAAATTTAAAAAAATAAAATTTAATAAAAGATAATTATAAGAATAAAAATGATGAGATTAACAGTAAATAGCAAAAAGTTAATGAATTTTTTTATAAATAAAAAATGTTTAAAAGGAGATGAATCATTAACAAGAAACACACAAACAATTTTGAAAAGGTTTTATAAAGAAATACAACAAGCAAATAAAGTTTCAGAAGGTGTTTTAATGAGAGATGGTTATAGACTTTCTATTGAAAGAATTACAACAATTGCAGAAATTCCTAAACCAAAGCTATTTAATGCAAATGCATTTCCTGAGGAAGTAAGAAAACATATAGATGAAACAATGCAAATGTGTTTTTCGTATACTTTTTCTCTCTTCAATAGAGATTTAAAAGTGAAATTTATAGTAGAAGAACCCAATGAAGAGCTTTTGGTTCACGTTTATAATGATTATGTTAAAAAGGTATTAGTATGGTTTAATTTTATAAATAAATATGCAGTTGAGAGACAATGTTCAAAGAGTATAACAGTTTATATATATTTAACTTCATTGAAAAAAAAATTACCAGAATCAAATATTCATATATTAGAAGAAAACCACGTTAATACAGCATTTACATACACTTGTCAAATTAATTCGGAAATAGTAGTATTTAGAAAAGAAGAATGGTTGAAAGTTTTGATGCATGAAACGATGCATAATTTAGCCTTGGATTTTTCCGATATGAATTATAAAGAAGTAGATTCAAAAATTGTTGAGTTATTTCCTGTGACGACTCGTGGCAATTCATTTGAGGCATACACAGAATTTTGGGCAGAAATTTTGAATGCATCATTTTGTAGTTATTATATGATACCTTCAATGAAAAAAAATGCAGAAAACGAGTTTATAAAGAATTTTGAATTTTTCTTACAATTTGAGAAAGTATTTGGAATCTTTCAAATGGTAAAGACATTAAACTTTATGGGATTAAAATATGAAGATTTATATTCAAAAAATGTAAAATCTAAAATAATACGTGATACATTATATAAAGAAAAGTCAAATATTCTCTCTTATTATGTGATTCGTGTTATATTACTAAATAACTGGCAAAATTTTTTGAAATGGTGTAATACTCATAATAAATTAAATTCTTTAATTCAATTTAAAAAGACTTCAGAAAATATGCAGGCTTATTTTGAGTTTATAAAAGATAATTATAATAATGTTGAATTATTGGAAGATGTAAAAAAAATGGAGAAAATAATAATGAATTTGAAAAAAACAAAAAAAATAAAAGCTGGTGAAAATAATAAAGAAATTGATTTTATAGAAAATAATATGAGGATGAGTATAACCGAATTAGGATAATATATCTAAAATGTCATGGCTCTATTTTTTCTTTTCATATCTTTTTCTTTTTTTCTTGCTTCTTGGATTCTAGCTTTTATTTCTTCGCGATCAGGATTTGGTGGATAATTTTGTTCAAATTTATCAATTTGGGAAGTTTTTGGACTGTAACTTTTATTATTTTTAAGATATAAAAATCGCTCAAACCTTTGCCTTCTAGTATCAGAAGATGTTGAATTTGATGAAGGATAAGAACTAGGTAAATTTGAAGACAATGAGTCATATTCATCATTATATATACATTTTGAAAAAATAGAACCTTTTGCATTTCTTGATTTATTATTTCTTTTCGTTTTATTACTTCTTTTTGTTTTTTTACTGCTTTTCGTTTTATTACTTCTTTTTGTTTTTTTACTGCTTTTCGTTTTTTTACTTCTTTTTGTTTTTTAGTGCTTTTCGTTTTATTACTTCTTCTACCTCCCTTGAAATCCTTCTTGCTGTCTGCAGCGCCATTTTCAGACGGTCCTGCACCTCCACCAGTATTGGATGTACCAGATACACCCGCGGTAGTATCAACACCTCCAGCACCTCTACTGGTACCAGCGCCACTCCAACCATTACTGGCACTCTGCTGTCTGTAAAAACTCTCTTCTTCAGGGTTATATTGTGGTAAACTTCCTTCTTCAATTAATACTCTTAGATCATCATCTTTTGGTAAAGATAAATATTCATAATTTTTTTTAACTACCTCTCTAGCTAAACTCTCCAAAGAACGAACAGATTTACAAGGAACCTCACGAAAACAAGTATTTCCTTCATAACTATAATTTACAATATGTTTTTTTCCAGTATCATCTTCAAACGTATCTCTCTGCCATCCACCATCACCGAAACCACCTTGTTCACGATCCACGAGATGACCTACATATAGAGGTTGTTTATCTGTATAATATCTCCTATTTTGAGAACCACCTTCTTGTTTTGTTGCTTCAGCGTATTCATAACATTTTGAATTATCAAATTCTGGGTTAATCCTAAATACTTCAATTCTCTCCATATAATATATTTTTATTTTTATTTTAATTTTATATGATCTTTGCAGTAATTTGAATTTTCTAAAGGGACACGTCCACATTTTCGTCCATTCTTGAAACAATGACTGCAAATATATTTATATGTGCAATCATTGAGTTTTTTCTTATTTTGGTGCCAAGCTAATGACGCTCCATCAAAATCAATATCAACCGCAAGCTCTTTTAATAGAGGTTCTGTTCTTGTTGTCTCTCTGATGTATTCTGAAACAATATCTCTTATATCAAGAGATATATTATTTGGTGTATTCCTTGTCATACTTCTGGTCTTCATCCTGAATTTGTTGTTTGTAAAGTGAATTGAAGAGAGAAAAAGTATTTCAATTTTTTATACAATAATAATGTTAAATAATGTTATTTTGTATAAAATAAAATTGAATAAAATTTTTGTTGTGTAAAAAGAAATATAATATACAAGAATGGGAATCAAGGATTTGAATCAATTTATTAGAATGAATTGCTCAGAGGAAGCAGTAAAAAAATTTAAATTATTTGAATTATCAGGCAAGAAAATTGCAGTAGATATAAGCATTTATTTGTATAAATATGTTTCGGATAATAATTTGATTGAGAATATGTTTACTTTGCTAGGATGTTTTCGTGAAAATAATATTATACCAATATTTGTTTTTGATGGTAAGAGTCCAGCTGAAAAAAAGGCACTACTAGAACAAAGAAAACAAGAGAAGAAAGCAGCAGAGAGAGAATATAATAATTTAAAAAAAATTTTAGAAACTAATGATGGAATGGAAGAAATAGATAAGCAAGAAATAATAGTTTCTATGGATTTATTGAAGAAACAATTTACTTATATAAATAAGGAACATATTAAAAAAGTGAAACATTTAATAGTTTCTTTTGGTATGACTTATTATGATGCTCCTGGAGAGGCAGACGAGTTGTGTGCATTATTAGCAGTTAAAAAAAAAGTATGGGCTGTGATGAGTGAAGATATGGATATGTTTGTATATGGCTCTCCAAGAGTTCTTCGTTATTTCAGTTTATTAAATCAAAATGTTGTTGTTTATAATATGAAATTGATTTTAGAGGAGTTAACATTAACTCAAAAAGAATTTAGAGAAATTTGTGTTTTATCAGGAACAGATTATAATAGACATTTGAATAATAATAAAAATAATTTGACAAATAGTTTGAAAATGTTTAAAAAATATAGAAAATCAATAAAAGAACTGAATAATTCTGAAGAAATTGTACCTAGTTATTATGATTGGGTACAAGAAAAAACGGACTGCATTGAAGATTATGATGTATTGATGAATATATATCATATGTTTGATTTGAACGCAGAAACACATAATCATCTAGAAATTTTTGAGAATATAAAAATTATGAATGGTTCTGTAGATATGGAGGCTATGAAACCTTTATTATTAGAAGAAGGATTTATATTTTGATAAAATGTAATAATACAATATTTT